CCTCTGACCAGACTAACTCTCCAAGAGGGTAGTAATCCCTTTCATGAAAATCAACATCGTAGAGGAGTTTTACTTGAGCGTCGCTTACAGCTTCAAACAAATCATTGTATTGTCTGCGTAGACTATTCTCATCCGATCCATTCATGTGGATCAAGGGCATTGTATATTTTTCAATCATAATTTAAAGGTTGTTGTATCTTGAACTTAAATCAGGCTTAACTTGCTTATTCCAGATTTTATACATCTTGTGAAATGGGGTTCCTTTACGCCCAGAATAAGGGAAGTATACAGTAAACTCCTCCATCATAGTATCAAACGAAGATTCAAACGCGACTTGCTCAGGATTAGCATCCCCCTTTAATCCATCAATAAAACTTGTGGCTTCGTCAAGCGTTATCAATTTAGTTCCATCGCCATTATATATGTTTCCTAGGTCATTGGTCTCAATGTAGGAGTGGAGGAGAGCCTCAAGTAGTTTCTTTGTGCTTACTTCTGTTTTCATAATTTAAATTCTTTCTTTTACTTGTTCAATGACTAAGACAAAGCCCAACTCTTTTAGAGCCTCAATGTCATAGTGAGTTAAAGTTTTTCTTCCTGTTAGTTTCTTTATAGAATTCCTTACAGATTCTTTTTTTACATAAGTTAGGGTATTACCGTAAACCTCTTTTCTTTCAACCTCTATTGTCATAACAGAAGTATCCTGACAGAATATTTATAATGGTCAATGATTTTTTAATGTTTTTTTTTGCGCTAACAATGCCAAATATTTTTGCAAATAAACTTGACTAACATTGCCGGATATTTAAGCAAATAATGCGCTAAGGTCACTAAGGTTAAAAGCAAATAAGCCAAATATATAGGCTCAGATCCATAAGAGATAACCCACTGATACTCAGTGAGTTACAGAGCAGCTTAAAATTAAAAAACCTTCTAAGTCACTGATACTCAACGAGTTAGAGCGATTCGCCCGCCCCCGCCCGCTAACTCACTGATATTCAACGAGTTACAGCGTTTTTTTCTAAAATGATTTTTTTCGGGCTGTAAAGCTAAAAAAGGCCCAAAAGCAAAAAAAAGCTCCCTTTCGGGAGCCTTGCGGGGAGTGCGGGAAGCGGCTAGTCTTGCCAGTCTCGCTCTCGATCCTCCTCGCCTTGCACCATGTATGTCCCAGCGTCTTCCAATCCATCTTTGTAAGCCCTCGCCCAGATCTCATATGATTCCTCCCCATTGGGGAACTCATCAGGTATGATATACCCGAGGTAAGAGGTGGGGCAGTTTTCACTCTCCTCGTTGTTGAGTGCTGCCTTGTATGCGAATTCTGCGAGCTGGTCTTGTGTTACTGTTGCCATGCGTAGATTTTACTCCAGAAAAGAATTAGATGCAAGCTTTTTTGGATGTTTTATTTATTTTTTTTAGAGGGAACGCTCCCCGCCCGAAGAGACAGACGAGGAGCGCAATGCAACTACGCAAACTTTCTGAAGGTTGTGATAGCATTTTTTATCACCTTAACGTGAGATTCGTGCCTTCTACTTGATTGGAACTTATGAGATTGAGAAGCGAAGTTGTAGCTTGCAAAGTCTGAAAGACAAAGGCGAGATGATAATTGTTGGTTTGTATTTGTGAGCCTCCCAAACCGAAGGGCCGCAATGATTTCTTTCTTATCATAAGTGAACATCCCAGTGTTTTTATTTGGATCACTGAGAAGATCAAACAAGCCTGCCCAAACTGCGCCGCCCCACTTTTGATACGTCATCTTCGGGAATGCTGCTTGAATAATTTCAATAACATCTTTAAGAACGGTCAGGGCTTTTTCTTCCTTGTCTTCGTCTCTTAAACTCAGCACACTAATGTTTGCCCAAGTGTTTTTGATCCAATGATTGTGAATCGAAGCAATGCGAAATCCTGCATCAGTTGGTTTATCATGCGCTGGATTTGCAGGAGTTAGACCAGCTTCCTTGAACAATTTAATTATTGTTTTTCTGTGCCACTCATCATTTATTTCATGACAGCGCTCAAGTTCGACGACCTTACCCCAAAACATATCGTTAACGCTCCAAGATCTTTTCCGAGAAGCATCATTAGCCTCTAGGCAGCGGGTAACAGCGGCTTTAGTATTAACAATCCTGCAAAGGATCTCTTTGTCTTGGTTGGCGCAGCAACGGTGCTGACCATCTACGATTTGATAGTAGAATTTTTTCCCATGCTTGATTTTATAAACTGCGGGGACATCGAAGTTTGCCATGTCGAATTTTCTGACAATATTTTCAATTTGTCGTTGACTCGCTACGCGCTGATAGGACTTATCAATGCCAAGGTATTTTTTAGGAATGACGGCCAATCTCTGATTACAGATCACATCTTCCTTAAAGGCTTTTGTAATTCCTTGGCCTCCTAAACCATAGGAATAATTTTTACCATTCACACTAAAGGTAGTTGTGGATGAACTGTGAGACTTAATTTCTTTTGAATAGTCTTTCTTTTTTGCGGTAGTTGTATTTTTCATAACGAAGAGAGTATGAACTATTCCTGAGATTATTAAAAGCTTTTTTTATATTAAAAATGATTTTTATTAGACCTGTCATACAACTTATTTTTTTTGATAAAAAAGGTTGACAACCTTTGGTTTTAGTTTAAAGGAAAAACCTTTGTAAGTCGTTGATTAGTAGTGACTTAGCGGTCGGGGCGGGGCCGCGCCGTCTAACTCGTTGATACTCAGTGTGTTAGAGTGTTTTTTTATTTATTTATTTTTAGGGAGATGTCAACTAAAAAAGATTTATTTTTTTTCTTGACAAAAGAAAAGCCCCGCCCCCCAACGACGAAAGGGGGCGAGGCTTATGCACTAGGCTTTTATGCAGTTACCTAGTCGGCGATGATTTGACCAGAAGGGACAGAAACACAAAACCCTCCCGCTGCATTACCGATACACACACACCTAAAAAAGAGTTTTGATCATTTGGACTGCGGTGGCGAAGCGGCCTTTCACCTTGGTGATCCCTGCAACGTGGAGGGTGCGGAACTTGCGCTCCCCTGCGTCATCAAGGTCGCGGGTAGCAGCGACGACATAACGCTTGCCATTCAATTCGGCGAATCCATCGGTCTGGATTTCTTCCACAAGGAAGCTTCTGATACCGTCAGCCTTAACGGTGCTTTGCCCAGCATTGGCGTAGGTGATCACACGCTTGTTGAGCTTAGATTCAAGGGCGGCGGGGGATAGTGTATATAGGTTTTTCATCAGGGATAGTTTAAAGGTTTTGAGAGATCTTGTCGAGGATATTTCTGCGATTTTCCGCTTTTATTTTTTGATCTTGCTCCCACTCCCGAAGCTCAAGGTTTCCAGCGATTACCATGAGCAGAGTGAGGCCAGTGAGACAGAGAAAGGTTTTCATATTACTTAGAGGCTTTTAGGATTTGTTTTTTCTTTTCAGCAATTAACTTTTTTGCATGGAGGGTGCAAAGACCGTAGGACTTGATTTTCCTCAGACCTTCTTCCATGCCCTCTAGTTCTGCTTTATACATTCTTACTGTCCAGTTGTTGGTGTTGCTCATGTGAGAAGTATAGTTGAATTGGGGCTGGAGTCAACCCCTTTTTAAATCTTTTTTAATTTATTTCTTCTATGCCGTCGAAGCGAAGAGTCTTCCAAACTTCTTGAGCCTTATACTCTGATATCCGTCGCAGATTTTTAATTGTAATATCTAATGCATCTGCCAGTTCTTTTTCGTTAAGGCCTAATTCAAAACCCTTTTCTATAATTTCTTTAAACTTCTCCAATTTTTCTTTTTGGACATCATCTTCGATAACCTTATACACTGCGAACCAGTCACCAATGCGATCAATCTTTTTGACTGTATACTTCATCTCGTTCCCACTGTTAGCAGTGCGGTAAGTTACTTTTTTTCCGATTATGCTGGTGGCTGTCTCTTTGTTGACGGTGGTAGTAGTAGTGTTGGACATGGGCAAAGTATACTGCAAAAGATTACTTTTTAAAAGCTTTTTCTGCATATATTTAATCTTTTTTTTATTTAAAAAGGCTTGACATAGGCGAGCTATAGAGTAGGGAGAAAACCCTCGTAAGTCGTTGATACTCAAGGGGTTAGAAGGCGGGGCGGGGCGCTCCGCGCTAAGTCGTTGTCGCTCAGTGAGTTAGAGCGTTTTTTATTTAAATGTTTTTATTTACTTTTTTTACCCTAAAAGGCTTGACACTCTCACTGTTCTGATTTAAAATGGTGGCATATTTCTGCGAGGGCTATGCCAGACCCACGATCACTCCTTATTTAACGTCTTACGGATCGCTTAACCGTGTTTATACTCACTTGACGAATTGTTGGTGGATGGCGGGGGGATCGAACCCCCATCCGCGACTTGCGTCCCGTCGAAACCATTGGCCACCCAAATGTTTCACTTGCCGTAGATCCAGCGAAGCTCATTGCTCCACTCCTTGACCATCTTAGCCTCATGCCCCTTTGGGTTCTTGCAAGCTGCACCGATCCACTTTCTGATCATGCGCTTGAGCTTCCGCATCCTAAGCCATTCACCCAAGTGAATGCCAATGGCGAAAGGGTAAGTGAGAATGAGAATGGCTTTGCCTTTGGTATCTTGGTCTTTGAAGTTGTGTAAGTTCATAGTGTTAGGGTGTTTGGGTTTTACTTGCTAGCCCTGCGCATATCGCGAAGAGCTTGCGCGGCTGAAGTTCTGTCAATGAATACTGTTCCAAATTTTAATTCCGAAACTTGATAGACAAGCCCAGTCATCTTAGTGATCTTGGAGACGTTAAGAATCACATTCTTGTTTGTATAGCAAGTGTGAGTTTTGAATCGTTCAATCTTGATTTGTGTGTCAGTCATGGGAGTATTCTAGTCTAGAGTTGGGGCTAGTGTAAAGGTTTATTTTGATTTTTTAAAGACTACTTTGCCAGTCTCCATAGTAGCAGCCCAGTCGATAGGGTTGGCCTCGCGCTCGACTTCGCGCTTCATTGTGTCCTTGGCAAGTGACTCGCGAGCATCTAAAACTCTTTCGTGGTAAGTGCGGCCTGTGTTGTTTGCTTTCATGTGAGTAGTTTACTTTGTTTTCCTGAGTAGTGCAAGCTTTCTTTGCTATTATTTCTATTTATTTACTTATCCAACCGAACTTAAAAAAGTCAAAGTGACCATTGTCGTCGCCATACTTAAGATATTCCTTGACGATCTCTGAACCATACTTGTCTTCGATGTCTTTATATATACTGCCAGCAAAAACCTCGTCCATGATCTGGAAGAATAAACTCTTGTTCATACCTCCACCATCTTCGTTGGCGTAGTTAAAAGACTGCATCTCTTCTTGTTTCTTCATGGGCATAGTATACAGTAAGCAGCTCACAATTAAAAGCTTTTTTTTGTATTATCTGACATTTTTGCAAAGGGGAGGGGTTTTCTGAAAGTTTTTCACTTTTGTGCTTGACACACAAAGCGCGGGGGGTGGTGAATGCTATATAGAAAGTTAATTTTATAAATTAGGGGGTACGCCATATAATAAAATACAACTACAAGGGTCAAACCCGTGTAATAAATAAAAACCAATGGCAAAAGATAACAGCTTATTGTTGGGTCATATTGAATTGACAAGGAAACAAAAAGAATTCTATGACATCATGACGGATGATAAAACACGGATTGTGTTTTTGGGTGGGCCAGCAGGAACGGCAAAGACATTTTTATCAGTTTATAGTGCATTAGATTTATACAATAGCGACAAAAACTTAAAAATATTATATTTGCGTAGTGTGGTGGAGAGTGCGGATAGGGGGATAGGTTTTCTGAAAGGAGATATGGATGATAAGTTTGGGCCATATATGGCACCCCTTTTAGATAAGATTGATGAATTATTGAACAAGCCAGAAAAAGAGCAATTAAAAAATAAAAAGGTACTAGAAGCGGAGCCGATAAACTTTTTGCGCGGATGTACTTGGAGAGATAAGGTGGTTATTGTGGATGAGGCTCAGAATATGAGTGTGAGAGAATTGACTACTGTGCTTACAAGGATAGGTCGTGGGAGTAAGTTGTTTATATGTGGAGATAGTTTGCAGAGTGACATTAGGAATAGTGGGTTTGATAAGCTCATGTCTTTATTTGGAGATGATACAAGTTCCAAAAAAGGGGTATGTAGTGTATCATTTGGGAAAGAAGATGTGATAAGAGATAAAATTATCAGTTATCTTGTAGAAAAAATTGAATTATTAACCCCGAAACAATAAAATTTCTATATGAATAAAGTATTTTGTTCTTCCTGCGGTCACAAGAATGTGTATGAGGTGGCTAAACCTAAGTTTTGCGCTGATTGTGGCGCTCCTATTGGGTTATCCTCTGCCCTCCCTGAAAAAAGAGTGGTAGCGGAAGTCGAGTATGAGGAAGAACAACCTCGTAGACTTGATCTTAGTAGATTAAAAAACGATATTGTTGCTGAAGTTGGGGATAACCAAGGAACTACTCTAACTGATTTGTGGAAATCTGCTACTCCAGATTCTGCTAATCGTTTTGATCGTCCAGCGCCTAATCTACCAGATGGCGAAGCTATGATTAAAAAGAGTCAGGCTGATTGTGCTTCCTCAAGAGGTCAAGATATTGATGGATAAAAGGTACGAAGACCTTGTCCCAGAGATAGAAGAACTTTTAAATAGATATAGAGCGAAGTGGCAACTTAACTCTCTTGCGTGGTTAGATTACGACGATGTGTCTCAAATAATTCGCGTTCATTTATTTAACAAATGGCATCTATGGGATCAGAAAAGAGCATTTAAGCCTTGGGCTTCTATGGTGATGGGAAATCAGATTAAAAATCTGATAAGGAATCATTATGGGAATTTTGCTAAGCCTTGTTTAAGGTGTGAGCATTATATGGGGGGTGAAGAGTGTGCTATGACTAAAAGTGGTAATCAAGATGATTCTTGTGCATTATTTTCTAAATGGAAAAGTAAAAAACAATCTGCTTATCATTTAAAGATGGCAGTATCTCTAGATTCTTTAATTTCGGTTAAAGACGAGGCTTTTGATGAAGAATTAGATTATGACACTAAGTCGTTTAAAATACATGATTTAATAATGAAACAATTAGGGGATAAGCACAAGGAGATATATAGATTATTATACATTGAGCATTGGGATGAAGAAAGAGTGGCTAAGAAGTTTGGTTTTAAAAAAGACACTAGTAAGAGAAAGACCCCTAGATACAAACAAATAAACAACTTAAAAAAGAAATTTTATAATATAGCATTAAAGGTTATAAGAGAGGAGGATTTATGATATACGATTTGACAGAAGAGCAGAAAGCAGAGATTTTAAAACTATTTAAAAAGAATCCTGACTTAATGTTTATAACCCGCAAGATATTTAATGATGAGAATATCGATGGTCGGTCCAAACAAGGTAGAGCTGTTAGGAAGTTTCTAGCTGAACAAGATAAAAGAGCAAATACTTCATTAGCCCCAAAGGTAGAGCAGGTACACCTCAATAAAGAACAAAAAGAGTTTTTAATGACTGACAATATTGAGGTTGGGATGAATGCGTTAGAAATAGCCCGACTCACCTTCAAAGATAGAGAGATTATTCCTCTAAGCATGAAGCATAGAGTTATTGTTGATTTCTTAAAGACGTATCGTCCAGAGATCGTCGATGATAATGAAATTGTAACAAAAGAGAAGTGGGTAGCTCCAAAGTCTATTAGTAGGACTATTACCAAAGTAAATAATTTTTGTTCAACACAACTGGAAGAACTGTCTCTACAAACCAAACAAAAAAAGCTCATGGAGCAATTAATTGTTTATTTACGTAGCCCAAGATTCAATCACTTCATAAATCAATATTCAACTCTAGCTGACCGCGACTTATTCGAAAGTGAGTTCGTTAGGGCTATTTGGGACAAGCCTGACCTAACTAACGACGAATTGAACCTGTATGTGACCGTGTGTACCAACTACGTGCGCCAAAAACACATCCAGCAGCGCATTGACAAGCTTAACGCACTACTGGACGACCAAGACAACGAAAGAGACATCACAATGCGTCTGACGGAGATTATTAAGGCTACTAGTGATGAGCTTAACCAATGTGAAAAACGAATTGAATCATTGACGAAGGATCTTAATGGATCTAGAACTGCACGACTAAAAGCGAAGGGAGAAGAAAATGGATCTATCTTTGCCTTGGTCGAAGCATTCCAAGAACGAGAAGAAAGAGACCGTATGATCATGATGGCTGAACTTCAAAATAAATTAATTGAAGAAGAAGCTGACAGATTGGAGAGTATGGACGATTATAAAGCAAGGATCTTGGGAATATCCAAAAAAGAATTATTATGAGTGACTTTGTTTGTAAAGAATGTGGTAAGGCTTACGATAGCCGACGAGGGTTCCACGCTCACCTAAAAGCGCATAGCGTTTCCATAGGGGAGTACTATGTGGAAAATTATGCCAAAAGAGATTTATTTACAAACGAGCTACTAAAATTTAAAAACTACGATCAGTATTTCATGGAGGATTTTAATCAGCCAGAAAATTACATGTCTTGGTTGAAAACAACTTCACCAATAAAAGCTAAAAACCACCTTATAGAATATACAAAAAGAAAATTTGGGAATAAAGATGTTAAGTTTACTCCCCCTGATCTTTACTATATGCTAGCTAAACTCCCGAATATAGATTACTATAGAAAAATGTGGAGTTCTTACTCCAACTTTTCAAAAGACTTAGGTATAGAAGCTTGGTTTTCTAAAAATCTACCAAAAGACTTCTGGGAGAAGAACCACAATGACCTTCCTATTTTTGTAGATACAAGGGAGCAAAAACCACTAAAATTTGAAAACGGCGTAAGCAACAAGTTGGACTTCGGTGATTATACAGCCGCAGGTAAATATTACTCAAAAACATTCGTAGATAGAAAAGCACAAGATGACTTCAGGCAAACATTCGGGAAAGATATTAAAAGATTTAGGCGGGAAATGGATCGTTGTGTCCAGTTTAATTCTTACATGTTCATTGTTGTCGAGTCTTCTGTTGAAAAAATCGAAGAAGACAACAAAATATCGAAGTTTAAATCGAACTTAGGTTATTTGTGGCACAATGTGCGAGATCTAATGCTCGATTACCCAGAGAATGTGCAATTCATTTTTGCATACTCAAGGGCGGGAGCTAAAAAGATAATCCCCAAAATACTATATCACGGCCAAGGCTTATGGCACGTTGATGTACAATACCATTTAGAGAAAAAAGTTCATGGCATGGCAGAAAGGAAAACAGCGGTATCGTAATGATTACTCCGCTACGGAATTTAATTCTTATTTAAAAACACTCGACGGCGACTTGCCTGACGAGGAAGCAAAGTATTTATTATATAAGTTCTTAAGGGCTAATATTGCATTTACCTCTGAACTATTCTTAGGAGTAAAATTATTTCCATTTCAGGCTATGGCTATCAAGGGGATGATGGTATCGGACTATTCTATGTTCGTATTCTCACGGGGTATGTCGAAGACCTTCTCTACAGCTATTTATGTATTACTTGAGTGTCTCTTAAATCCTACCGCAAATATAGGTGTTATTGCAGGTAGCTTTAGGCAATCAAAACAAATCTTCCAAAAGATGGAGGATATACTTAGTAAGCCCGAAGCAAAGCTAGCAAAAGAGTGCGGAGTTAAAATCACTAAGGGAACCGACCAATGGACCCTCAAAATTGGTAATAGCCGTGCGATAGCCCTTCCGCTAGCTAATGGAGAACGACTGCGTGGATTTCGATTTAATAGGATAGTACTAGATGAGTTCTTAACAATACCAGAAAAGATATTCAATGAAGTTATTATACCATTCCTTGGTGTGGTGGAAAATCCAATTGAAAGAGAGGAATTACATAAACTAGAATCCCGCCTTATCGACAAAGGCGAGCTGAAAGAGGATGAGAGGTATGTATGGCCAAATAACAAATTAATAATACTTTCATCTCCGTCCTTCAAATTTGAATACATGTTTAAGCTCTACAAGAAGTATGAGGGGCTTATTTTTGGAGAATTTAATCAAGATGATGATGATGAACAAGCTGCTGATGATGCTTATAGATTAATTATGCAATTAAGTTATGATTGTGCTCCTACTAGGTTGTATGATCAAAACCTGCTTAAACAAGCTAAGGCTACAATGTCTGAGATGCAGTTCAAACGAGAGTTTGGTGCTCAATTTGTGGATGAGAGTGATGGGTACTTTAGATTATCTAAAATGGCGGCTTGCACTATTGCTGATGGAGAATTTCCTGCTGTTGAAGTGGTAGGCAACCCAAGTGATGACTACTTACTTGCTTTTGACCCCAACTGGGCTGGTAACACAAGTGCTGACCACTTCGCTATGCACGTATTTAAGGTTCTGAGAGACGAACAGAAGGTTTGCCTTGTCCATAGCTATGCTTTAGCTGGAGTGTCCTTAAAAGACCATATGAAGTACTTCCTGTACCTTATAGAATCTTTTAACATCGTCGGGATATGCGGTGACTACAACGGAGGAGTACAATTCATTAATTCTTGCAATGAGAGTCAACTGTTTAAAAAAGCCAAGGTTGATATCGGTGTTATAGAAGTAGATTTAGAAAAACCTGATCAATGGCATAACGATATACTTAGCTTTAAGAATCAATATAATCAGAGGGAAAGAAAGTATTGTATATTAAGAAAACCTACAGTCAACTGGATCAGAAGTGGTAATGAGATGTTACAAGCAGCCATAGACCATAAAAGAATACTATTTGCTTCTAGGGCAGTAGACGATCACTTTGATCAACAAAGGAAAAAGAATTTACCTATTGATGAAATAAAGTGGGACAATAAAATTACAGCTACTTCTAAAGGAGCCAAAATGATTGATCTTCTCGATCAACAAAAAAGTAACATTGAACTTACAAAGTCAGAATGTGCTAACATTGAGGTTACTACAAACCCCCAAGGCTCGCAGTCATTCAACCTACCCCAAAACATCCGAAGACAAAAGGGGCCGAATAGAGCACGTAAAGACTCTTATTCTGCTTTGATTCTAGGCAATTGGTTCGCCAAAGTTTATTTTGACTCTCTTCACGTTAAGGCTGAGAAAAAACCTACTGCTACATTTATACCGTTTACTATTTGAAAAGTTATAAAGTAACTTTTATAACTTTAGTGTAACAATTGTTAGCATGGCAAAGAAGCGTAAGTATACAAAGAGATCAGAATATTGGAGTAAGTTTAAAGACAGTACTCCTAATCACAATTTAGAAGATATAACGAACCAATCTTTGGCAGAAGAGTTCTCTCCCGAACTGGTTGGTGAATCGCTTTATGAGACTACAGCCTCTCGTCTTGCAGACTCCTCAAAGCGTTCTAGTTCAAGGACCAATAGTATTACCCAGAGTTATACTAAAAATAGATTTAAAAATATTGAGGACGGACTACTACCATTTGATTACTCTCGTGATTCAGTAAATTCTCGTGATGCTATTCAACTATGCCAAAAAGCTTACTTTAATGTGCCTTCTTTTCGTAGCACCATAGATCTTTTGTCAGATTTCGCTGATTCTGATTTGTATTTAGATGGAGGTTCGGAGAAATCTCGTAACTTTATCAAGGCTTGGTTTAAAAGAATCAAGATGCATGATTTAAAATCTCAATACTTCCGTGAATACTATCGATCTGGCAATGTGTTTATGTATCGCATGGATGGTAGAATTAAGACTAGTGATACGGGTAAGGTTCTAGAGACTTATGGTGCAACTAAAAATGTACCTATACCGATTAAGTACTTGATCATGAACCCTACAGACATTGCTACCAAAGGTTCTATTTCATTTAATGACTTCCAGTATTTTAAAGTGCTTACGCCGTATGAAATCTCTAGACTTAAAGAACCTAAAACAGAACATGAGATTGAGATGTATAACTCTTTGCCAGAAGATGTACAGGTAAGGATTCAAAACAACACAGCCACAACCACTGAGCGTTTGTATATAAAATTAGCTTCTGAACTACTACATGTAGTATTCGCTAAAAAACAAGATTACGAGCCTCTTTCAGTTCCTTATGGTTTCTCTGTCTTAGATGACATCAATAAAAAATTAGAACTTAAAAAAATTGATCAAGCAATATCTCGCTCTATTGAAAATGTCGTTCTTTTGGTCACTATGGGTGCTGAACCAGATAAAGGAGGAGTTAACCACAAAGCTCTTGCTGCTATGCAGAACATCTTTAAAAACCAAAGTGTCGGTCGAGTACTCGTATCTGATTATACAACAAAAGCTGATTTTGTTATACCCGATCTTCGTAAGGTCATTGGACCCGAA